ACTACCGATAAGTGTAAATAAGTTGTATAAAACTTGTGTAATAAATATATATTACTTATCTTTGCAAACGAATTAATAATCAAATTTAAATAAACAATGAAAGCAATAAAAAGAAACCAAATGATGAATTGGTTATCAAAACATCAAGAGTTTGTAGGTACATCAGAAGACTTTAGCGGAGGCACTGGAGGTATACACTTATGTGGAGAATCTATGGAGGAGTATAAAGGAGAGGTAATATATGACTACTATTCTGAGGATCATAATAACAGAGTATTTGGAGTACTTAATAAATGGGAAGAAGAGTTAAAGAAAAGAGGATGGTACTCTGAGTGGTATGATGCTGGTACTGTAATGATTAATTTAATATAAATAAGATGAAAAACAACAAATTACAAGAATTCTTAATCCAAGAGATTGAGAAACTTAAAAAATCTAAGGGTAAGCATAATGCTACAATAGATAAAAATATTGATAATGTTATCAAAGACTGGACACTTAGCTTAAAGAAAGCTATTAAAATTAACGATGGACTAAAAATAAAATAATGGAAAGAGAAATTGCAGTAAACCAAATTATAGTACCAGCATACTATATGAGAAATAAAGATGGTAGTATAACTTATGACTTTGAAATGATGGCTGAAGAGTTTGAAAATGAATTATCTAAATTAGATGATAGTGTAGTAATAATGTGTTCAGTAGAAACTAAATAAAATGATAGTAAAAATACAACAAAGAAGTGTGTACCACAAGTTTACAGAGATAGAAATTGAAGTTCCTAATGATGTTGAACAAGATGATATGATGGATTGGATAAATGATAACGAGCAATTATGGGCTGACCAAATGGATGCAAAGTATACATTCTCAAAAGTAGAGTTTGGAAGTGGGGTAGATGATTATGATGGAATGAATGAAACTGAAATGGATAGTGAATGGAGATTTCAATGTCCCGTTGATGAAGATGGTCATTCATATGGAGGACACTTATAAATATATTATGCAAACTAAATTACAAGGATTACATAAAGAGTTGAAAAATATTAAGGCAAGGAAAATAGAGATGTATGGGAATTACAACGAAACCCATAAAAAAAGGGACTTAGAAGATTGTCTTGCTTCAATAGAGAGAGAAGAGAATTCGGTAAGAGGGTATTATGATGATGATGATGATAATGACTATCATCAAGCCAGTATAAATTAAAATTAAATAAAATGGGATATAGAAGCAAAGTAATTATAGGAGTAAAAACTGGAGATTTGTCAAAAGAATTTGATAAAATACTAAGGAAACATGAAATTGACGTAAACAAAACAGATGGAGATTACCTACATGTACATGAAGACCCAAATGATAAAACCTTTTATACATTCAATTACATTCAATGGTACGATTCAGATGATTGGTGTAAAGAGATTATGAATTGGTTAGAGAAACAAGATTCTAAAGGATGTAATAAAGATCCTTTCGGTAAGGATACTGTATTTTGTGTAGGACTTGGAGAAGATGGGCAGACACATTCCGAGATAGGAATGTACTGGGAATATGTAGAGCAAATTAGTGAAATTAACTTAATAGATTAAATAAAATGGAGAAAATTAAAATATATAAAAAGATATTATTAGAGAAATTAAAGCCAAATCCTAATAAAAAAATCATACAAAAACTACAACAAATGGCAGATTACATTAAAAAAATAAAGAAATGAAGACAATAAAATTTAAAGGAACTAAGGATCAAATAGAAAATTTAGAGGAATTATTTAAATTCGGTAGTAATGATTTACCTATTAAAGTTTCAGATAATGATAATATTAATATACCAAACTATTACATTGGATCGGTCTATGGTTATGAGGCAAGGAAAGTAATTGAGGATTGGAATTTATCATACAATATAGGTACTGCCACCAGCTATTTACTAAGGTGTGGAAAGAAATTTGAACAAGGGATGGATAATAAGGCTAAGCACATTGAGGACATTGAGAAAGCCATTAATCATCTTAGGTTTGAGATAGATAAATTAAATAATTTAAAATAAATTGAACAAAATTTGGTAAAGTAATACTAAAGTATTATCTTAGCCACCTAAATAAATTTAATATTAAGTGTAGTAGGGATTGGAAGGAATATCAATAGAATGGCTAACGAGATTTAGACTACTGCACTTGATATTATATAATTAAATTAAATATGAAAAAAGATATTTTTGATGGTTATGCAATAGCAATAGCCAAGCAGTTTCATCTGACAATGGATCAGATGTTTGATAAAACAAAGAAGAGGGAGATAGTAGATGCAAGACAAATGCTATACTATTTATGTATGGAGAGACCAATTAGAATTTCATACATCCAAAGATTCATGGAGGAACAAGGACACTCAGTTGCTCACTCTACTATCATACATGGATATAAGAAAGCTAAAGAACTTATTGATAGCGACCAAGACTTTAAAGATGTGGTAAATAAATTACAAGATGCATAGTATAGAGGATATATATTCTCAAGCATTAAGTGATTATAAAGCCATTCACTCACAAAATAGTATTATAAATTATGGAGTTAAGATTCAGAAATTTGACTCTGATATTCAGATACTAAATTGTAGTAGAAATGGAGATTACTTCCAAGACTGCAATGAAGATGAGTATGATTTATTTTTCATTCATGGATGGATCAAAGGAGGCTTAAGATTATCAATGATGAATTATAAGAGAAAATTAGACATGATAGAGGATAGAATAAGGAATGAGGTAAATACTCGTAAGAATGATAAGCATATTCAAAAATTAAAAACAAGTAGAGAAAACTTACTTATTAATTATTCAAAAAGACAAAAACAATTAAATAAATTAAATTAAATTATGAAAAACGAAAACATTTTTAAGGATTTATCATCCATATCTGTAAAGGATAAAACAGAAAAGAAAGGAAAGTTTAGTTATCTATCTTGGGCATCTGCTTGGAGTATGATAAAATCAGAACACCCTACTGCACAAAGAGTTGTATATGAATCTGAGCATACTGGACTTAATTTTTTTACTGATGGTAAAACTGCTTATGTTAAGGTAGGAATTATTATTGAGGGAATGGAGCATATAGACTACCTACCAGTTATGGATTATAGAAATAATTCAATAGCAATTGAAAAGGTAACTTCAATGGATGTGAATACTGCAATCCAACGATCAACTGCAAAGGCAATTGCTATGCATGGATTAGGATTAAGTTTATGGATTGGAGAGGATATTGTACAAACTATCAAGCCATCTATGGCAGTAAGTAAAACTCCAGTACCAAGTAAGCCAACCCATGTTGAATTAAATATTGGAGATGAAAACTTTGCTAAGGTATTAAAGTATGTAGGAGATAATAAGGATCTTGGACTACCTAAAATTGTAAAGAACTTAGAGGTTAAGTATAAGATAAAGCCATTGGTAAAAAAGGAAATATCTAAATACATTAAGTAATGGAGTTTAAAGACCTTAAAGAACTTATAAATACTAAGTTAGATAAATTAACTTGGATAGATTATGATGATTCTTCTATAATAAGTGAAGAGGGGTTTTCAGTTACAATAGATTATTATAAAAATATAGGAGAAAATAAAGATAAGAATCAACTCCTTGTTAATGTATATTATAATTCTATTAATATATCTGTTGTAGCATCTACTGATCCACCAGCGTGTGATAACTTTGCTAAGTGGTATTTCAGTAAGGTTGAAAAACTTGATCAAGATAAAGAAAATGAGTTAGAATTATTAAGAACTGAAGGTGAAAAATTATTTAAAGAATTATGAAAGATATATTAGAAAAATTAAAAGATGATGACCATTACTATGGGGAGTTTGGTAAACAATACTTATCTAATTCAGATATTATAACCCTACTTAATAACCCTAAAGAATTTAGAAAGCCTAAAGACTTTACAATGCCAATGCTACTCGGTAGGTATTTTCATACTGCAATGTTAGAGCCTGAGAAGTTAGTGTCAGAAGAGTTTACAAGCATAGATGTAACAAGTAGAAATTCTAAAAAGTACAAGGAAGAAATACTTGGTTATGGTAGGACTTTAATGATGTTAGATAAAGAAAAAGCTAAAATAGATAGTGCAGTACTTGTAATGAAATATAACTTAGAGTTCTTTGAGGATATCTATGATGATGCTAATGAGTTTGAAGTACCCGCAGTACAAGAGGTTATGGGTATGATGTGGAAGGGTAAAGCAGATATTGTAGGAAAAGATATGTTAATTGACCTTAAAACTACTGGAAACATAAAGGACTTTAAGTATAGTGCGAGGAAATATAACTATGATAGTCAAGCATACCTATACCAACAATTCTTTGATAAGCCTATGGTATTCTATGTAGTTGATAAGACTACATTTGAGTTAGGCATATACCATCCATCACAAACATTTCTAATGAATGGTAAGGAAAAAGTAGAAAGAGCAATAGAAGTGTATAATAAATTTTATGGAAAAAATGCTAAAGAAGATATTGAAAATTATATCATTAAAGAAGTACTTTAATGTAACAAAAAAAAGTGTATGGATTGAAATTCCAACCAATCTATATACTCAAGCCGAAAGAGATAATCTCATGGAGGCTACAATGAATCAGTTGGAAAAAATAATTTATAAAAATTAAATCATGTCAGAAAAGATCTATGTAGGAAACGGAACATCAAAATTTGATGGAAACCAAGTTGCTTGTAGCGTATGTTTAACAGACTTACCTCAAGAACACATGTTTGAGTACAACGGAAAGAAGTACATCAAACTACTTGTACAAGAAAAAAAGGCGGTAGATGAGTACGGAAATACTCATTATGTAGCGGTTGACACATGGAAACCAGAGCCAAAGAAAGAAACTGCACCAGCAGTTGAGGAAGATTTACCTTTCTAAATTTCAACCCAAGAGAATAGATTAGGGGCTTCATGCCCCTTTTCTTTCCTCTTAAAAATGATGAGATGACGATTTTACTTGTAATTTATATACTCTCTATATAAAGCCTAAACCTAAACTTACTTCTTTTATATATATATATATATATTTCTTATCATATAGTCATAAATAAAGAATATATAAGTAGTAGTTAGTAAAAAAAAGTTAACATAAAGTTAACATAATAAATAATAAATCAAATAAAATGGAAATAACAATATTTAAAGATATTAAAGATACTGCTCAACCTTTCTATAGAGACGTATCAAGAATATTAGAAAGGATTCAAGTAGGATCATCCCAAGACATAGTAAAGTCAATAAGAGGAGAAAAGGATAAAGAAATAAGAAATAAATTAAAGCAATCATTACCAGCTATATGTTTTAGTGGTAAATTTACTAAAAGAAATGATTCTTCTTTAGTTGAGCATAGTGGAATTATGTGTTTAGACTTTGATAACTTTCCCTCAGAGAAAGATATGTTGGAAAAAAAAGAAACCCTAACTAAAGACAGATATACATTTTCTGTTTTTATATCACCAAGTGGTTTAGGATTAAAGGTATTAGTTAAGATACCAGCAGAAGAAGAAACACATAAACAATTTTTTAATTCTTTACAATATCATTATGATAGTGAATACTTTGATATATCTTGTAAGAATGTATCAAGAGTATGTTATGAATCCTATGATCCGTTAATATATATTAATGAGCAGTCAAGTATTTTTAATCAAGTTATAGAGCAAGAGTATCAAGAGGTTGTTAAGCATAAAGATGTACAGACTATACCAATAACTAATGAGAATAAGATTATAGAAATTCTTTTAAAGTGGTGGGAAAGAAAGTATGGTTTGAATAGTGGAGAGAGAAATCAAAATGTATTTATATTGGCATCAGCGTTTAATGACTTTGGAATTAATAAAACTTTAGCAGAGTATGTTATGGGTAATTTTGTAAGCAAAGATTTTCCAAAAAATGAAATAATAAGAACTATTAATTCAGCATATAAGCAAGTACAAAACTTTGGAACTAAATATTATGAGGATGAGGAAAAGGTAAATAATGTTAAAAGAAAATTAAGAAAGGGGGCTACTGCCTCTGAAATTAAATCTGAGATTGCAGAGAACTTAGATGTTGAGGATCAGGTTTTAGATAATGTAGTAAAAAGGTTAGAGGAAGAACAAGACGAACAAAAGTTTTGGACAAAAAGTGAGAAGGGAGTTGTAAAAATTATACATATATCTTTTAAACAATTCTTAGAAGATAATGGATTTTATAAGTTTAGTCCCGAGGGAAGTAAAAGTTATGTTTTTGTAAAGGTAACTAACAATTTAATTGACCATACATCTGAAAAAGAAATAAAAGATTTTGTATTAACTTTTCTTTTAGACATAGATGATAAGAGTATATATAATTATTTTGCTGAAAGTGTAAAATATTTTAGAGAAGAATTTCTAACTCTACTTGGATCTATAAATGTATACTTTGTAGCTGACACTAAAAACACAGCATATCTTTACTACATTAATTGTGCAGTTAAGATAACTAAAAATGAAATTATTCCTATTGATTATTTAGATTTAGGAGGTTATGTTTGGAAGGATCATGTTATTGATAGAGTATTTGATGTATGTGATGTTACTGATTGTGATTTTAAAACCTTTATATATAATATATCGGGAGGGGATGCTAAAAGAACATTATCTATGGAATCTACTACTGGATACTTATTACATGGATGGAAAAACTTATCCTATTGTCCAGCTACAATACTAAATGATGAGGTTATATCTGACAATCCTGAAGGAGGAACAGGGAAGGGATTATTTATGAATGGGTTAGCACAAATGAAAAAGTTAGTAGTGATAGATGGTAAGTCATTTAACTTTGATAAATCATTTGCCTATCAATTAGTTTCCGCTGACACTCAAATATTATGTTTTGATGATGTAAAAAAACACTTTGACTTTGAGAGATTGTTTAGTGTGGTTACGGAAGGATTAACTTTAGAAAAGAAAAATAAAGATTCTATTAAGATACCATTTAGTAAATCTCCAAAGGTGGCTATCACTACTAACTATGCTATAAAAGGAAAGGGTAATTCTTTTGCTCGTAGAAAGTGGGAGTTAGAACTTAGTCAATTTTATACTAAAGAGTTTACTCCATTGGTAGAGTTCGGTAAGTTAATGTTTGGAGAATGGAATGATAATGATTGGTGTCAGTTTGATAATTATATGATCACGTGTTTACAATTATATTTAGAAAAAGGTTTGTTAAAAAGTGAATTTGTAAATCTTAAGACTCGTGTACTATCTGCCGATACATCTCACGAATTTATTGAGTGGTGCGGAATAATTGATGGGATAGATAACCCTAAGCTATGTTTAGATACAAGAATTTATCAAAATGATTTATATTTAGATTTTATTAATGAGTATCCTGACTATGGTCCAAAAGCAAAAATGACTGTGAGCCGAATAAAGTTTGGTAAATGGCTCATATCTTATGGAAATTATAAGTTTGATTGTAATCCTTTACAAGGAAAAGATATGTTAGGTAAATGGATTAGTTATATAAGTAAATCAAAACATCAAGAATATACAAATGATAGAGTTTAGAGAGTACCAAAATCATATTATATCAGATGGTGTGGGTATAATAAAACAACATAGATTTCTTTACTTAGCTATGGAGGTTAGGACTGGAAAGACTTTAACAAGTTTAGGAATTTGTGATCTTATTGATGCTAAGAAAGTTTTATTTATTACAAAGAAGAAAGCAATATCAAGTATTGTTAATGACTTTGAATTACTAATGCCTCAGTTTGAGTTAGAGGTTATAAACTATGAGTCTCTACATAAAATTAGACAGACTGGATGGGATGTAGTTATCTGTGATGAGGCCCATGGTATGGGAGCATTTCCAAAACCAAGTGGTAGAACTAAAAAAGTAAAGAACATTATATTTAGGTCTAATCCTTATGTAATATTA